GGATTGCCAACAGTGTCAGTGTATCGATATTTGTTGCCAAAGAAATTGTCATTAAGAAGTGTTGTGCGTGCTGCGTCAGTAGGGTCAAGTCGAGCGAACACAGCTGGGTTGGCAGGATTAGTTATCGTGTAACTGCCTGACTGCCATAATGCTACTGTGTCAAGGCCTGATGCGCTGCCGTCAACGAGTGTCGTAGCTGGTGTAAGGTCAAGATATGCAATACCTGATGGTGTAACGCCAGCGGTAGGCACAATCGTAAGAGTTCCTGATGCGTAAGATGCGCTGTTAACCTCGCCGTCAAATACTATTGACGTAGGTGCTGGGTAACTGCCAACAGCGCCGTTGTCATCAGTTAGGTTAACATCGTCAACCTCAGCTGGATTAAACAAGTCCGTGATGTTGCTACCTACGCTGTCACCGTTACTGTTAACCAATGGCACATCGACATCAATAGTCAAGTTAGCCTGATTGCTGTTAGGGCTGTCATTGACTACCGATGCGAAATCAGCATTCGTTAATCTGATTAAACTGCGCTGTGCAATGGTTGTGAAGATGCTGCCATTTTTATTAGCATATCTCAAGTTTAGCACATCGTAATTGCCCCCTGCTGGATATGAAGATATTGAAGTAACCTGCACACCATCACTTGACCTTACATTGATAGTCTTAAAGTCACACACCACGCCAATGTTAGGCAGCGATGACCGCGTGGTGCCGTCAACATCTGTAACCGTAATCTGTGGTGCGGTGTAAGTAGCACCTGAGGCAATTGCTTGAGTAAATGCGCCACCATTAGAGTAAGTAGCATCTTCACAGGCTGGTACAACCCAATCATCATTAACCAAGCTGCCTACTGGATTGCCACCTTGCAACACTTGAACATTCAGGGTGTCACCACCAGCTGCTGTGCCTACCTCGGTGCTGTTTAGCGTAAATGTTGCATCTTGCGAGACTGGACATATAATTGCCTCGATTGCATCTTCTTGCTCATCGCTTAGGCAATCAACAATATCTTGCGCATCGGCTAATGCAATCTGCTCGCACATGGTAGGACAAGTGACCAGGTCTGCATCAGTAATCTGACCGCGCTGCTCAGTGACAATCTGCATGCGGTTGCGGTCATAACTTAATGAGTTAATAGCCAATATATCCCACACCACATTGTCATATAATATGCGCATTGAGCTGGTTATGCCAGCCGTCTGCCTAATTATCCAATCGACGCGGCGAATGCTCAGCGTGCTACCTGCGTGCTCATTCTCAACACCCGTGGTGGTGCGGTCTTTCATCTCAGCCCACAAGGTCACATAGGTCTCCCACGCCTCAGTGGTCGAGCCAGTAGCGCTGACCGTGACTAACGGCCGCTGTATTGTGATTAATCTATTGCGGCGGCCTGCACTCATGGCGTGAAGTATTCATTGCGGTAGTGACTAACTAAATTCATTACGCCAAATGGTATCTCACGCAATGGCACAGGTGCAATCGTAGCGCTGCGATTTTCATCCATGTGCACCACTAGCAGCGCAACAGCTTGCTTTAGCGGTGATGGCACAGCTCCAACGCTGTAACCAGCACTAGCCTCAATCAGCAATCGGTCATAACCAGTGCCAGGCAATGAAGTAAGCAGTTTCAATTTAGGCACAATGCCGCGCGTACTTAACTCATAATCAGTGTTTAAAACCTTTGTGTCATAACCTGAGCCATCAGCGCGCTTGTACTTCACCACCACCGAGCTAAGCGGCGAGATTGGCAACAGATATTCAGTAGCTTCATCTTCACGCTCGTCTGCGGTTAACTCCACTGTGCAAGGCCCTAGCACGCGATTAGTTAAATTCTGCACGCTCATGCACGCAGCACTTATCATGCGCGTATGCAGAGCATCTTCATCAGTAATCGCAGCAGGTATGCGCAGATGTTGCTTAGCCTCTGCAAGAGAAAGCACATCAGTGGCAGTGTAATTGGTGGTAAATGTTACTTTCATCGCTATAATTTATTAAAAGAGCCCCACCCATTAGGGCAGGGCTCCACACACAGAGTACCACGGCACCAAGGCCGCAGTGAGATTAGGTAGCTGAAATGTCATCGGCTACGGCAAATGCCTCAGGATTGGCCAATCCCAAATCCACAAACATATTACCGCTAAGCTCGACACGGTTGTTTTTCTTCAGCGTGTAAGGGTCAATCACAAGGTCAAATGAGCCCCAGTATCCGAAGTAGGCCTGCGAGAAGTCACCAATTACCACACGGCCAGCAGTTGCTGACGCATTCTGCAAGTAAGGGCTTGCAACAGTAGCCACACCGTCAATGGCGTTATTCATATCCATGAGTGAGCTTACACCTGTTACCTTCACCGCGCGGCTCCACAATTGGTGAACCAGTGGTGAGAGCACGTAACGTGCATTGGCCATGTTAGCACCATCCTCAAGAATAGCTTTAAAAAGCTCAGCTGAGTTAGCAGCGTGCGCAGTAGTGTCGGCAAATGTAGGTGCATTGACGTTAGCTGCGTTGAAGATACCTACGATATTATCACCACCTGTTGCACCGGTAAAGAAATCAAATTCTAGCTTGCGCTGGAATGCCTGACGCAACAAATTAGCGATGATGCCTTCAGCATTCAATGGTGATTGAATCAGCATCTTCTTGCTGTACGAGGTAGTAGCAGCATAACGCTTAGCATTCATGGTGAGGTCACCTAATTGAATGCCAGCAGTAGTAGCCTCGTCCACTTCACCCTCAGCAGTCGATGTGCCGTGTACGGTTTGACGTGGGAATTGCTGCTCTCCAACAAGGCCAGTCAACACGGTAGTGCCGAGCTGCTCAAAGATGAATGGTGCAAGCAACTTCTCGATAAACGCAGGTACCTCGGTAGGTCGAAATGCCGAGCCTTGTCCAGCGTCGATTTGGAAATTATCAGCAACACCTGTGCGGAGGTAATCAATTACCTGTGTAGGGATTGAAATGTCCGCGCCTGTGCCGTAATTCTGCGAGCGTGACCACTGCGTAAATTCTCCCCACACGCCGTCAACCTCGCCGCGCTTGTCGATTGAGGTAATTGCATCGGCAAGAGATGCACGTTTCACCATCTTGCGCACCTCAACACCATCACCGTCAGAGCTGGCCTCGCCAGCAACGGCGCGCGCAGCGCGTGCAGCCAGCAATGATTCGGTTTTCTCTTCCGTCCGAATGCGAGCGTCAACAGATTCAATTTCACTAACAAGTGCGGCCTGACGCTGTGACTGCTCTTCAGTTAGGGCCTCACCACTTTTGGCGAGAGCTGAGATAGCGGCAAGGGCATTTTCTTTTTCCGCCCGCTCCGCTTTGAGTTGATTAATGTTCATTGCTTTGAACGATTTATGATTAGTGCCTTCAGCCCTCGTGGCCTCCAGCATCGCCCCTTGCGGAGCGGGTTTACTTAGAATATCCTGCGCTGTTGAGGCGATGCCTTCAGCTGCGCGGTCATCTGCACTGTCAGCTGCCTCAACAATCACAGGTACATCGTATTCATCTTGACCTTCACTGCGCAATCTTGCACGTGGGTCAGCAGGTATAGGAGCCAGTGAAATCTCCATTGGCTCCCAATCAATAGCTCGATAAATTGGATAACCATTTTCACCCTTGCGGCCAGTGTCAACATATCCGTGCACCTTGTAGCCTACGCTGACAGTGTCCAATATGCCGTCCACTACGTCACGAAACACAGGCTCCACATCTTCACGGCTGCTAAATCGCATCACTGCTGTACCTTGCTTACCGTCAATCTTACCGATTGCCTTGCCGAATACGCCGCGCACACCAGCGAATTGATTGTGATTGTCCAATATCGGCACACCAGCCATAAGGCGCTCGGTGCGTACTTCACCGCTCTTAAATCCGAGCTCCTCCCAAAAGTACCTATCACCGCGCCAATCGTAGCGCAATACGGGGTATTCAGTGCCAAATGTTACCTCAACCGTGCGCGCCTCTAAATTCACATCACCAGTGACAGCGGCTGCGCGCATGCCAGTGGTAATCTTATTCATTGTTGTCATCGTTGTCATCGTCATCATTATTATCAGTGTCATCAGCGGCGGCCACAGGCTGTGCTGCATCAGGCGCGCTGACTTTCTTACTATAATTCTCTAACTCACTCAGCGCAATCTGATTAACCTGCACAGTGTGCACATCACCACCGTCAATTGGATTGTAACGCTCCAAGAATCGCACCTCATTGCGGCTGAGCACACCATTTTGCAACATTTTATCGTAAAATTCAGTGCGTGCCTTCATGTTACCGCGCAGCAGCTCATTCATATCGTGCCTAAATCGCTGCGTCATCTGCTCACTTGGCAGCAGCAATTTCATGTTAAACTCAGCCTCAATTGACGCGCATAGCGGTGCCAAGGTGTGTGAGGTGTAATTTTGCACCGTATTCTCGTAATCACGGTAATTACTACCTCCCTCAAGGCCTATCATGGCAGGTGGCATGTTGAATATACGACACACCTCCTGCGCATTGAATTTGCGGCTATCAACAGATTGAGCCTTGTCAGGCTCAACGCCAAATCTTTTGTAATCAATATTAAATGGCAGCATGCGCGTCTGCTTGCCCTTTTGACTTTCAAAGGAATCAACCAATGTGGCAATCTGCTCCTTGCTCATGGGCGTTTGGCTCGTGAGCAATCCTGTCATTACGCCGCCATTCTTAAAGAATTGCGCCGCATAATCCTGCGCAGCCTTTAAAATGCCTATCGTATCGCGGTTAATAGTAACAGGTGATTGTCCAAATAAATACCTTAAATGAATAATATCATCACCGCTAACCGTAATCTCGCGTAAATTGTCAGGGTCACGTCGGTCAATAATCTCGTAAAATACGCGCCCTTGACTAAGCCTGCGCCACTTAACATCGAGTGAACCTAACCAGCGCAGCTCAACAGGGCGGCCATCGCGGCGAATTACCCACGCATAGCCGCTGCCAAATAGCAATGTCATTGCAATCAGCGATTGACGGAAGTAATAACCAGTCAACACGCCATCAGGTGAGGTGTTGAGCAATCGGCTAGCAGGGTTGTCGTACACTAACCTAAATCGGCGCTCGGATTCGTCAAATAACTCAATCGGTAGCTGCGCAATATCTGATGCAATGCGGTTAATGCACGAGTAAACCACACCAATCTGATATGCTTTTTCGGGGTCGATGTCAATGCCAGCCTCGCTTTGTCGCGGAACGAACTGTGACCAAAAGTTATCTTCACCAGTCCAGGCTACATAAATTCCGCGCTGCTCATCTGTTTCACCTATTCGTTGAAGTGAATCATCT